CAATAAAAAATTCAAACTACAGCCGGGGTATGGCAATGCTATCCCGAAAGATGCCAATGTAACATTCCCGAACCTGGCGGATAAGTCAGGGGCATATATCAATTTTATTAACCTGCTTTTAACGTTCTTTGAGCGCACTTTGTCCCTGATGGATTATTCAGCCGGGACTAGATCTTCAACAGCCGGCCAGGGCGGAGATACAGCGAGCGGGATGAACATGATCCTCCAAGAGGGGAATATCAAGCATAATTATACCGGAGAGGGATTGCAGGATGATTTTTCAGAGTTGCTCACAGATTGCTTGAGCCTGTATGCACAAAACATACCAATGTCCGCAAAGATAAGGATTTTTAAGGGAAACGAGTGGGTGTTCAAGCCGGTAAATGTCCAGGCGCTACAGGGCCGGTATGATCTGCGTGTCGATGTTTCGGATGCGTCCTCGAATTCAATGACAAACCGGAATGATGCTATCACCCTGATGAACATCACAAAGGGAATGCCCTGGATTAACCAGGTCGAGAACACACAAGATTTGTACCGGGCGTTCGGGAAAAAAGACGTTGACAAATATGTGTCGCAGGAATTTGCGATGATCATGCAGGCTTTGACCGCAGTTCCGGAACTCAAGCAACAGGTAATGCAGATTGTGCAACAGGGTATGCAGCAAAAAGAGGCGCAAGATAGGCAGTCACAAGTAAGGTTGCAGGCAGAAAATAATATTGAACGGCAACAGATCGAAAGAGAAGTTGAGGCGCCATATGAAAACAAGAAAATCGTTGACCGGGCGAATGAGGGTTTCAAGCGGAAAATGATAGGCAGGGTCGTTGAACAGGTTGGCGGCCTTGATAATAATTAAACCTTTTGGCGGATAAGGAAATTGCGATGGATATTTTAAAAATAATTTTACAACATCACGATGATTACAGCATGACATCAGTGTTTGATACTGATGAGGCGGTGAGGGCAGAGGCATTTACGAAAGCAGAGGCAATGCGGGAATTAGTAACCAGGATTAAAAATTCCATGCCTGATAACCAGGAAAAAGAGACGGTCATGTCTGCCGTGAGAGAGCATTTTGAATCGATGGCAAAGATGATTTTTTATAAACGCAATATTAAAGAGGACTAAAGCTATGGCGGGAGATAGGGAAACATTATTTTTGTTAGATGATGAACCGGTTATGGGAGGGTTCAACGATGCGCCGAATATCGAGGAACCCACAGAAAAGGAAGCGCCCGATAAGTCGATAGCGCTTGATGTTGATATCACAGCGGCGGTAGATGTAAAAAAAGAAGAGCCCGATAAGGATATAGCATCCGTCGAGAAAAAAGAGCCTGAGATCGATACAGAGCAAGGGGATAAGGCACCTGAAACAAAGGCCGAAATCGACCCGGCAGAAAGGCGATGGAATGAAACCATCGCCATGTTGGGAAAAAAGGACGCTCAAATTGAAACCCTGGTTGACCAGGTACGAGCCTTGACCGAAACGGTTGTTAGACCGAAAATCGAAGAAGCTGAACCGCAGCCCCCACAGAAGCCGACGTTTACCGCTGCCGAGTGGGAAGATGACTATGAAGGATGTACCAATTCTGTCATCGATTACAGAGAGCGCCTAAAGGAGTTTACATCCGAGAAGGAACAAGCCATCGCACAGATGGAACAACAGAAAACTGTTTCGAATATTCAGGCGATCCATCAGAAAGATTATGCCGATGAGTGTGAAGAGTTACCGGCATTGACAGATCCGAATATCAGGCAGGTTTTTGCAAATATTTATTATGATCCGAAGGTCCAATTCAACACTAAACCGGATGGCGTTTTCCGGGCGGTACGAGAGCTTAAACGGCAGGCAAGGGAGAGACAAATTGATCTTTCTGCATTCGCACCTGCACAGCAAGTTAAAGCGCAGCAAGCCGAAGCCGAAAAGGTCAAGGCTGATGAGTCCGCGAGAAAAGACAGGGTTGCAGTCAGCGCTATGCACACTGGCGGGAAACAGTCAACCGACGTTTCAACGACGCTAACATCAGCGCAAAAAGATGTAGCAAGGAAATTTGGCCTGTCGGATGATGTGTATGCAAAGACTTTGGCAGCAATGCCGAGAGGGGGAAAATAATGAATGATAAAGCCAAGGGAACCACACTCCCTGAACACCCAGTCGTAGAACAATCGAAGCTTTCACCGTTACAACAGAGGGTTTCAGGGTATGTATCATCAGCCAGGAAAGAACCTCCGAAGATCACAGATGTCAATGAGCTTTACCGGAAAATCGAGATGGCAATTCCGGAAGGAGTCTCAAGGGGGAACGAGTACGCTTATGCCTGGCTATCCATAGATGATCTGTACAGTATCAATGGGTCGAAGTGGGAGATTGTCAATAGGAACAATCATAGCCATGCCCCTGACAGGGTTTTTGATGCATCAGGAGGTATCCTATACAAGGGGCAAAACATTCTTGCTTTTTGTTATAGAGAGGCGATGGAGCTTGAGCATGCGAGCATTGTCAAACATTACAACGATAAAACCAACAGAATTACGAGCAAAAGAGAACGAGCGGTCGAAGGCTCTGTCAGTATGATCGATGAAAAGAGCGCAGGACCAATTTTTAATGCTGGTGAGATTGACACCATAGCGGAGTCGATCGGATATCAGAGAGAAAAAAATGACTTTTAATAAGGAGTAGAAAAATGTCAAACATGGATAATCCTCATGGATTTTCGCTTTTAAACGGGGTAGCTGTTAGACCCCCAACACCGTACAGGATTCAGGGCAGTGAGGGCACGCCATACGCAACCGCCCTTTACATCGGTGACATGGTGGCCCTGTCAGGCGGATACATCGTCAAAGCAACTGCCGGAACCGCCAACCCAATACTTGGTGCAATAGTTGGATTTGAGAGCATTAATGGAGGGATTAAGGCCGGTGGTTATTACCCAGCAAGCTCCATTTATAATTGGATTGCGTTAGTGGCAGATGCTCCATCGCAAAGGTATGTGGCACAGTGTGATGGCAGCGGGTCTTTGACACAAGCGAATGTTGGCGGAACCGTGAACATAAAGATCACACACGCCGGGAACACAACCACAAACTTGTCGGGGATGGAGATAGATTCTTCGGCCGTTTCGGGTGCAGTAACTGATCAGCTTAGATTGATCGGTTCGGTAAATAAGCCCGGAAATGAGTGGGGTGCAAATGGTGAATATGTGGTTGAAATCCATAATCACCAACTCCGGCAAGAAAACAATGTTGATGCAATAGCATAAGGAGGGGAAAATAAAATGAGTACCGAAACAAGAAGCAGATTTAATAATTTATACGTGCCTGGCCTTTTTGCTGTTTCGGCGGAGTCTTTCAAAAGACACACGCCGACATGGAAAGAGATTTTTACGGTTAGGGCCAGCACCAAAGCTTACGAGGAATCAATGACCATGGCTGGTTTGGGGTATCTCGTAGAGACACCAGAAGGCACCCCATACACATATGATGCCCGAATCCAGGGTCATACAAAAAGATGGAATCATAAGAAATTCACACTTGCGGTCAAGATCACCGAGGAATCCATTGAAGACGACCTCTATGGAAAAATGAAAATGGCAGCGACCGACTTAGGCGTTTCAGCGGCCGCAACACAGCACCTTTTAGCGGTCCGGATGCTGATGAATGCCACAAGCACCACATACAACACGTGCGGCGATGGGTTGGCATTATGCGTCTCCAATCATGTCCGGCTGGACGGGGGCACGTGGTCAAATGTAATGGCAGCGACTTCACCTACCACGGCGGCGGTTGAAGCGGCGGTTAGGAATTTTGAATCCATTGTTGACCACCGTGGGAAAAACTATGACCAGAAGGCCAAAACGGTCATTTGTGGACCAACGCATGAATTCACTATGGCAAAGATCCTGGAATCGGTCCAGGTCGCTGAAAATGAGTATAATGCGAACAATACACTCCGGACAAGACGGTCTCTAAAGCTCCACATTGAACCCGAAATCACTGATGGCAGATGGTTTGTCATGGGAGACAAAGACCCGGATGTGGGCCTGATCCATTTTGACAGAAAGAAACCGGTTATCCAGCGTCATGGTGACCCAGATACGGGTGATTCCATCTTTTCGGTATCCTACAGGGCAAGTGATGAGTGCAACGACCCCCGGCAGATTTACATGGTTCCGGCTGTTTAAGATTGAACGAGAGTGTTGGCGGCACTCTCTTCCGGAGGTGACTTAATGTATGATGTTAATAAAAACAGTATCATTGTGCCAACGGCAGATGCTGCCGGCGTTGTGAACACTGCTTATGCAGGACAGACAAGGCTTGGGAAAGATTTCTTCACAGGTGAAGAGCTGGCAGCTACGGATGTTGTTTTGTCTCGCAGATTGGTATGCGATAGGTCTTTTAGGC